TGGTACTGGGACTATTCGCGTGGATAGCCTCTGATGGTGACCTCATGTAAATCGCAAGCGTTTTGGGGGTCTGCTTGCTTGACCAGACGACGTTTTAAAGTCTTCGTGGGCCTGGTAAATCAACTGCACGGAGTTGATTTACCATTTCCTGACTCGTTGTCTGGTAGGTCTTCGTTTAAGGAGTTTTGTAGTGCACTCCTTGAGCGTCGTAGCCATATTTGGGATATAGCATTACAGCGATGCTCCGCCGATTCTCGGCGGGGCATCGCTATGTCCCTTTTCCTCTTCCGAAAAATAATTCCATCTGATAGACCATGCCCTTTAGCTCTTTTAGAAAAGGTCGCGAGACCTTCTCCTCTTCCTGACGAGAGGTTTTTAGAGTTCGTAAGGGGTGAAGTCAACCGCCTGATGCCGATTGGGTGGGACCGTGATTATGTTCAGAAAGGCATTGCTTCTGTAGTGCCCACAAAGAGCTATTCTGAGCTAAACGGGATCGATGGATGTAGTCGTGATTGGTTTCTCAGGAATCTTTCCTTCGGGGATTTTTCCGCTCGTCAGAATTTCATAGAGGTTGTCTTAGCAGCCCAGACAAGTCAAATTAATTCTGATGATGAGAGCCGATTAGTGGTAGTACCCTCATCTGGGAAATTTAGGGCTCTTTCTATACCTCCCGTGAAGATGAACTATCTAAGACCACTGCATAAGTGTATGTACGACTACATGAGCCGGTACGATTGGTTGTTGCGTGGAGACGCAAAACCAACCGCGTTTAAGGGCTTTGATACCAAATTGGGCGAGGTTTTCTGTTCTGGCGACTATGAGTCAGCTACAGATAATCTCAATCAAGAGGTACAAAAGGAAATTCTCCGGCTTGTGTTGCAAAACACTCGCAATGTTCCTAAAGGGATGATAGTCCAGGCTATGCGATCCTTTTCCCTTCAACTCGCTGTTTACGGTCGGGATGGTAACCTCATCGCGCGTAAGCAGCAACAATCCGGCCAAATGATGGGCAATCTTCTATCTTTTCCACTCCTATGCCTTGCTAACTACGTTACTTTTCGTTGGTTGACCATGGACTTCAACATCCCTGTTCGGATCAACGGTGACGATATAGTTTTTAGGGCTAGACCAGAAGTGGTGGAAAGATGGAAGAACGGAGTGTCCGCTTCGGGACTGACCCTCAGTGAAGGAAAGACTATGGTTGATGCTCGTTACTTCAGCCTGAATTCTACCTTATTTAAGGCGTGC